AAATTCGTGTAATAAAAAAGCTTCTAAAAGTGCTATTTTATCACTATTTAAGACTAAATTTGATAATATTTTTAAAAATATAAAAGGAAGGTATATTATGATTTTATCTATTGAAAATGATGAATTTTTAAGCAGTTTAAATAATAATGATAAAAAGATAGTCAAAAAAGCTATTGATTTATATTATGACTTTTTAGATTATAAAGAAGCTTTAAGGATTAATAAATCTATAGAAAATGGCACTATGAAAACAATTCCTGCAGACGAAGTATTTAAAAGATTAGACAAAAAATATGCAGATTGAATTTTCACAAGAAGCAGAGTCATTTTTAGACACTTTAAATAAAAAAGATTATGAGAAAATAAAAAATAAACTTCTCTATTTGTCTAAAAACTATGATGTTCTAAAAAATAGCAAAAATATAACTTATCTTGTTGGTTTTACGGATATTTTTAGATATAAAATTTCAGATAGCATTAGAGCTATTTTTAAAATTAAAGACGATAGGATTACAATTTTAATTTTAAAAATTTCTTATCGTAAGGATGTTTATAAATTTAAAAAATAGGAATATTTATAAATTCAATTTCATTATGTCTTTTAATTGTTATTTTGTGTATTCTTTTAAAATTTTTATTTTAGTTTCTGATATGATTATTTCTTTATCTTTTTCATTTAATTTATTTATTAGATTTATTAGGTCTTTAAATCCTTGATTTTCTAATATTTCTAATTCTTTTTGTTTTATTGCTATTCTTAGATTTTCTTGTTTGAAATATTCTTCTATTTCTTTTAATTTTTTGTTTTTATACTCTTCAAATTCTTCTAATTTCTCATTGTAATATTTTTCTTTTGAATTTGCCTTTTCTATTAAGCTATCTAAAGTATTTTTTCTTTTTTCTATTTCACTATTTTTATTTCTTATTTTACTAATTTTAACTATTACAAAAAATATTGCTATTGGTAATAATACAAAAATTGAAAATATAATTATTATGTCTGATATTGTTAAATCTATTTTTCCATCGATTGCACTTGATATCATTGCTGATCTCATTTTTACCCCTTGTTTTACTAGTATTGTATATAAAAAACTAATTATTGATAAAATTACTAATGATTCATATATTCTTGCAACTGTATCTAAACCTTTAGTTTTTTGTTTTAAAAACATTTTATTCCTTATTTTCTATTTGTTTTTTTAAAACTCTTGCTTTTATTTCTGATAAATAGTATTCTTTTTCTAAAATACTTAAATCATTAAAATATTTTAGTAATTCATCTATTTTACTTAAATTCTTATTTTTTTCTAAATTTTCATTTTTGTATTCCATAACAATTTTATACAAAAATGGTTTATCCTTTTTCCAGTTATATAGCGTTGGTTCTGAAATATTTAATTTTTCACAAAATTCTTTATTATTCATTGTTTAAGTCTTGACTTCTTTTTTATTTTTTAGTAAAATTACTTAAACTATTTAAGTAAGGCAATATTTTAATTAAATAGTTTAATTGATTATTTTAGCTTTTCAAAGCTTAAATATCAAATTTACAACTGACTACACCGCGTCAAATAAAAGATGACTAGGGTCACGAATTTTCGGATAAGAAAGGGGTTGTAGTATACGCGTATCCTACAAGATACCTACTTAGTAAGTAGTAAAAATTACTGGGGTGGCTGTAGCTCCGCCCCTTAAATTTAAGCTACAAAATATAATAAAGGTTAAAAATGTATCCTGATTATCTTGATGGTTCTGAAATTGATGAAGCTGCTGAATCACTTAGTGGATTTGAGTCATTTGAATTAGCAAAAGAAATGGTAGAACAGCATATTATTGATGGTTATTTACCAGAAGAAATTTATGAAAAAATAGGCTTTTATCCAGATCATCAATCTCATTTAGAGTTAGTTGAGTTTTATGGCTTGTTGCCTAGTGATGATTTGATTGAAAATGTCTTAGATGAAATACTGGATGATCTATAAAATAATTTAAAGGATAAAATATGAGTTTTTGGGAAGATAATCCTTGGGATAAAGACTATCATAATTTTTATTCTGAAGTTGAAGGTGATTTAGTTATAACAAGTGAAAATTCTGAAGATTATGTTCCTTATGATTTTGATGATATTCCTGATGCTTCTGAATTTGATAGTCTTGATGAATTTTTTCAATATATTCTAGATAATGATATTGAGATGCCTTTTTAGGTTTATTTGTCCTAATTATGACAATAAACTGATTATTTTAAATTTTTTAAAGGAGCTACATTATGTATACTTATTTAATCGGATTTTGCGATGAAGTTCGCCCAATTTCAAGGATTGACAAAAAAACTGGTGAGGTTTTAATGTCTATTGATGTTACTATTACTTTTGAGTCGAAAGACCAACAAGGTTATCTTATAAAATCTACTGAAACTGTTAATTTTGACCATACCTTAAAGCCTAAATTTGACGCTGTTAAAGGTCAATACATTGGTATTCCATATCGTTTTATAACTACAAAAATGGGTAATTATATGTTTCCAGATGATAGTTTAGAATTTCAAGTTTTTAAAGATAATCCGTTTTTAAAGGAGCCTGTAAAGGTTAGTAAATAATTTCTTGGGGGCTTTGCCTTAATGTGAGCGATGTGAACCCGCTCTCCCATTTATGTTCTATAAAGTAGTAAAGGCTATCAACCCCATAATATAGTTTTTAGATTTTTACTACTTTATAGAGTTTAAAAACTCAAATCTACAAAAAGGAGATAGAAATGAAAAAGTTTCTAGAATCTGCTAAAGGTAAAGTTGCTACCGCTAGTGTAGCTATAATCACAGCTCCTGCTCTTTTTGCTGCTGACGCTCCAACAGTTCCAGGCGAACCATTAAAAGCTGATTACGCTTTATTTGATTATGTTTTTGCTGGTGTTATAGCTGTTGCATTCGTATTTATGATTGCTAGAAGAGTTAAAGGCTTTATTCGCTAATTGTAGGGGCTTTTTTGCCCCTTAAAGGCTTAATTATGAAAGAAAATGCTATTTATATATCAAATTTAGAAAATTGTGTAAAAGATTATTATATTTCAAATGGAAAAATTAATTATGTAAATTTTAATAATGAGATTTTTACTTCCATAGATTTTCCAAAAGATATTTATACTAATTTCATATATGACACTGACACTAAAATTTGCTATATGAGTAAAAATGAAATAATTCCAAATTTAGGAATATATGAATATCAATTTAATTTTTTAATGGGTTTAACCGCGATACTAATAGCTTTTTCTTTTTTAATTGGTTTGATAATAGTAGGAGCTACAAGATGATATTTGAAGTTTTAGATAATCAAGTATTTAATTATTTTATGAATATTTTTGTTATTTTTTTTATACCAATTTTTGTTTATGTTGTAGCTCTTTCTTTTATTAAGTAAGTTTAGGCTTTAAATAATAAAGCTAATTTTTTGATTTTTCGTATATTGAATTTTCTATTTAAAAAAATCTTATTTAGAAAAATCAGTAAAAAATTAGCACGAACGCCAAAAGCAATAGTTTAAATCTAAATTTAAGCTTTTGGCGTTCTGAGTTTTAAATAAAGTTTGATTAAAAATATAAAAGGTAAATATAAAAAAGGCTGAAAAATGATTTTATTAACATTAACAATCATAACAAAAATAATAATCATCTATCTACTAATAGATCTGATTATATTTTTAAAATCATCATATCCAAAGAGTGATAACTTAAATAATATGAATTCAAAAGAGATTAAGCAATGAAAACCCTACTCAAATTCTTAATAATCTTATTATCTCTTACAACTTTAACTTATGCTAATATTTGTGAAGTTCGTAAAAAAAATCTTGCAACTAATAATGATATAAAAATAGATTTTTCAGCTGGTAGTATCGCATTAACATCTATTGGAGATGATTATTACTCATTAAATGGTAATGTTTATAAAAAGTTAGCATCACAAAGTTCTACCGATATTTATGATGAAGATGGTCCTAATGAAGGTTATAAAATTTTAGATAATGGCGATACTATTCATCTATATTCAAAATCCTGCTCTACCCCTATTACTTGTATACCTGAGTCAGGTCCTTATTCTTCACGTAAATATCGTTGTGGTGTTCATTATGAAAATTCTCAATACGATAAGCAAAGATTAACATTAAATATTTCTAGTTATACATATCAAATATTTAAAAAAGTTACTTGCCCTAAAAATGGTGAAGTATTCAATCCCGAAATCAAACAATGTGTTTCTTGTCCTGAAAATACATATTTTGATCCATATACAAAAACTTGTGAAGCACAAATAGAACGTCCTGATTGGTGTCCTGAACCTATGATATATAAGGAAAGATCAGGAGATTGGAAAACAGAAGGTAAAAGAACGATAAAAGAGTGTTTGCCAGATCCAAGCATAAATGAAGATGAATGTGAAAAAAGGGGTATGAGATATCACGGACCTTGTCACGATGGTTTTAGTGGACCTGAGCTTAATGCTTGTATGAGATATCCAACAGGTTGTTATTCTAATGAAACAGTAGATCGTTTTAATGCAGAAAGGCAATTAGATAATGATTTGTTTGTTTGGGGTGGCTTTATGTTTCCACTTCCAATTGATGCTATAAAAAATGGTTGGAGTTCTTTATCTAGTTTTATGAAAGGACTTTTTAAAAGTCCAAATCCAAAAATCCCAAATCCTAATCTATTAGAGTATCGTCCCCAAATTGTTGATATGAGAGCAACAAAAAATGGACCTGAGCCTGTTTTTGATTTTAAGCCTACATCTGATTTTGATATTGCAACAAATCATTTATTTAAACAAGGTGAAAAATTTAACAAACTTGACCTTAGTAATTTGCCTAAAGTTGTAGATAAAACTCCGCAAAAATTAGTTGATGTTTCTCCAGATCTTAAAAAATTTGATTTTCCTAATGACGCTTCTATTTCAAAAATGAAAAATAATCAATTAGTAGCTTCTAAATTAGCTCAAACAAATAAACCTATACCTACAAAAGAAGCAACTCAACTACACTTAAATAAAGAAGTAAAGTTGGAATATGATTTTAATTCAATGTTAAAGGATAATCCAACTCCAAATTTACCTATGGTAATAAAACAAACTGCAAAAAATGGTAACAAAACAAATTATAAGGGTGTAATTACCACTCCTGATAATAGTATTATAAATGTAAGTGTTGTTGAAACTATAACTGGTAATGGTTCAAAAGTTCAAGAAGTAGATTTAGAATATGACTATGATAGCCCAAAAGGTAAGAAGAAATTTAATACTGGATATATTAATACAATTAATGTTAATAATGAAGTTACAAATACAATTTCAAAGCCTAGTACTGTTACAGATGTTGAAACTGGTTCTACTACTACAAATAATCCAACTAATCCTTTACCAGCTCCACAAACTTCACCTGATTTACAAAGCTTATTAGATTCTATGAATCGTGCTAATGCTAAGCTTGACGCTCTTAATAAAACAGCTAATAAAATACATGAACAACAACTTACAGAGTGGAATTATAATCCAGGTTATAATTTTTCTACTGCTTTACAAAATTTTAAAGACGCTATGAAATTAGCTAATGTTAGTTTTAATGATGGTATGAATTTCCTTAATGGTTTGAAAAATACTATTAATGATTTGATGAATCAATTTAATGAAATGCTTCATCTTTTTGAGAGTGGTATTGATAGCCCTGAAATACCACGTGGAACTTGTCCATTTACTATTAGTGGTCCTGCTCCAGGAAGTGAGACTAAAAACATTTTTGAGATTGACCCTTGTAGATTGGTTAGACCTTATACATCTATCTTAACTATATTTTTTACTGTTTGGCTCTCTTTTGAAGTCTTTATTTTTGCACTTAAATATCTTTTTAATGTAGGTGGTAAATAATGAAATGGTTAATTGGTGCTTTGGGTGGATTTGTTACTTATATACTTGATTTTCTTACTAAGCGTTTAGGTATAAAAGGAATTTTAACTGCTTTTTTTATTGTTGTTGGTGGTGCTTTTGTTGCATTTATGACTGCTTTTTTTGCCTTTTTATCTCTTTATATTATGAGATTATGGAATACATTAAAAGATATATTACCTAAGCTTGCTGATTATAGTGCTTCAGCTAGTGGTTCTTTTGGTGGTCTTTCAAACTCAACTATGCTTAGTTCTGCAATGGAATTTTTACATGTTAGTGGACTTGCTCCTGCTTTTTCTGCTTCTATGCAGTTATTTATCGCTCTACTAAGTCTTTATTTTATGGTTCAAGCTTATAAGCTTATGGCTTATGTTTATCAAAATATCGGTGCTGTAATAGCTACACTTCTAACACTTTTAAATAGGTGATTAAATGCTATCTTTAATACTTGGTCCACCTAGAAGCGGAAAAACTTACAAAGCCGTAAAGGATATAAATGATGAGTATAAAAAATATCTTTCTAATACTAGTAAATATCGTAATATTTACTGTAATATTGGGGGTTTTAAATTTGAATTATTTGATGGTTTTGTAAAAAAGTTTGATAAGCTTGATTTTATAAATGCTGTTAATGAAGAAAATCTACTAAATAAACAATATGAAACTGGCTTTATTAGTGTAGGTAATGATTATGACTCATATGCACTTAAAAATGGTATATATGAAGATTATCATCACTGTTTAATTGTTCTTGATGAAGCTTATAATGTTTTTGATAAGAAATTTAATGATTCTCTTGGTAGATTTTTATCATACCATGGACATTTTGGAATAGATGTTGTTTTTTTACTTCAAAGCAAAAGGCAAACTAATAGGGAATATTTAGTACATACTGAATTAATGTATGTTGCTCAACCTAGCGGTAAAAGACTTCTATCAAAAGTTTTTAGATATAAAGTTTATTCTACTTGTGATCCAAAAAGAGATAATCTTATAAAAACTGATAATATTAAATTTGATTCTAAAATTTCTGAAATTTATAATAGTGGCTCAACTCAAATTTATAAATCATATGCTACTGGTAAAATCTTTATGCTTATTGTTTTAGCAATTATTTTATATTTTGGTTTTAAGTTTATTGGTCCCCCTAAGCTTGAAAATGATAAAGCTAAAAAAGATGAATTTATATCTGAAATTTATGTATCTGATAAAAATCAAACTTTAGAAATTTCAAATTATAAAGAAACTATAAAAGATGAAAATTTACTACTTAATGAAAGGAGAATTTACGAAAAAATTACTTGTTTTCCTAGCTCTTGCAAATTTAGGAGCTATAGTCTAAATTTAACTTTAGATAGCTTTTTGCTACTTTTAGCAGATAGTAAGTGCAGTATTGTTTTGACTGATAAAAAGTCATCAAATTACATAGACTACTATGTTTCTTGTCCTGCTGAATTTATAGGTTTTTTATCTAAATTTAGTGGTGATGATAATTTTTATAAAGGTTCGCAAAATGAAAATTATACAAAAAATTATAATTCTTTTGATTTCCGTTAGTTTCTCTTTTAGTATAGAATATCGCTCAATTTCTTTTAGTGATTTTCTAGGTGAGATAAGTGGTATAACCGGTAAAAATATTGTTATTAGTGGAAATATTGATACAAATTTTGACGTATTTTTACCAACATTAGATTTGACAAAAATTGAAGTTATTAGTGATTTACTTGATGATATATTAAGAGTTAATAATCTTGATTATACAATGCAAGATAGCATTATATTAATCTATAGCACTAATGAAGAAGAAAAGCCTATTTTAAATGATTATATTATTAAATTTAAAAATATATCTAAAGAAGATGTTACTAAAGCTTTAGAGCTTTTTCAAGAAAATATAAAATATAGTGTTTATTCTGATCGCGTATTACTTTTAACCACTGAAAGCCAGTACAAAATTATTAATAGTATGATAAACGGTCTAGATACTTCATATCAATTTAGACAGCTTAGTTTTAGTATTGTAGCAACTGATGTATCTAAATTAAAAGAAGTTGGACCAAAAATAGATGTTTTATTAAATCCACTTGATCATTTCTACCTTAAATTAATGACTAATGTTTTAAGTGTTGATAGCTCTAGAATACAAAAAGATAACGTTTCTAGCCTTATAAATTTACTTCAAAGCAATGGAATATCTCAATTGCTATATAACCCTAGAATTACGCTTATAGATAATAAAGATAGTGTAATTGAAAGTGTTGTAAAGACTCCTATAAAAAAATCAAATATTAATGTTGAAAATTCACAAACTGTTCAAACTGAAGAAGTTGTTTATGAAAATGTTGGTTTAAAGCTAAATATAAGTGGTGTTCTAATAACTGATGATAGTGTCTCTTTTGGGCTTGATTTATATATAGAAAATTTGTTAGATGATACAGATACACCAAGAATTTCATCAAGGCATATCAAAACAAATGTTCATCTCACTTATCAAAATAGCTACCTAATCGGTGGTATAAACTCTAAGGAAAGTATAAAAAGTAAAGAAACTATACCTGTTATAGAACATATTCCAGTTTTAGGTAATCTTTTAAGTTATAAAAATGAAAAAGTTAATGATTACTCTTTTAGTGTTTTTATAACCCTTATACCTGATCCTTGTAAGGTTTATTTTGTTAGATATCTAAATGACGATGGAACTCTTAGAAGTAAAAGCCAAAGAGATAATGACTTAAGTTTTGTATGTGCGAAGCACGACGCGAGAAGCTCACTTGCAGGGGACCCACGAAGTGGGGAAAGCAAGTGAGCCCTTGGCTATATATAATATAACTGTGTATAGGTAAGTAAAATGTATGGCATTTCAGAATTAGATAAAAAGTTTTTAAAATTTAAGTTAAAAAATCAAAAAAAATTTTTAGATGAGAACTTTTTATATATTAATGGTGAGTGTAAACCTTATAGTGATTTTTATTTTTCATCTTGGCATAATTCGAATCGTTATATTGCTGAACTTAATAACAGGGTATCAAGTTTAAATAAATATGCAAATGATAGGGGGTTAAAGCCTATATTTGCTGTTTTAACTTTACCTAGTGAATATCATAGAAAAAAAATTATAACTTTAAAAAGTGGTAGAAAAAAGTTAGTTAATAATAAAAAGTTTATCGATGATGAAAATCATACTATCAAAGCTGGTTCTGACAGGCTTCAAAGTGTTGTAAGAAGTATAATGAATTCTAATACAATTCGTTCTATTCCAAAATATGAAAAATGTTATATCACAACAAAAGAACCACATAAAGATGGAACTTGCCATTTAAATTTACTTTTATTTGTTCCTAAAAAATTTTTATCTAGATCTGTTAATGTTATTAAAAATAGATTTTTAGATACTCATTCTAAGGTAACTACAGATATTAAAAATCCGACTGCTTATATTATGAAGTATATTTTTAAAACATTAGATGATTTACGAGAGAATTCAGAACTTGAAAATTTAACCGATATAACATTTTGGTATTTAAAGCATAAAATAAGGCGTTTTACAATGTCACAAACCTTTATAAGTCTTGAAATTTATCGAAAATTAAATGGTCGTTATTCTTTAATTTCTCTTACTAAAAATTATAATAAAGGTTTAATAACTGTATTATTAGATCCTGAATCTAAAAAACCTATGCAAATTTTTGATGAGTTTGGTGAAATTTGGCAAAAAAGAAGAGTAAATCATAATAATTCTATAAAAACTACCATCGACTGGCAATCAATTAAAGAAAACAGAAAAGATATCAAGCTAAATAAACTTAAATCTCTAAATCAAAAACGAAGAAATTTAGAACTTTATTATAGTGGAGAACTAAACCCTAAAGAGATGAGTATTACAAATATGAGCGATTGGACTTTAACAAATTACTATCTTGCTTATGACCATAGTGATGAGAATGTACAAAGGTTAGCCATCTTAGAAAATGAGCTATACAAACGTGGATTTAACAATCTAACTAATAATAATGACTTATTAGATTTAAACGATATTGATGAACTTTATAACCATTTCATCGATAAAGAGATGAAATATTTAGAATTTTAATAAAGGATAAGAAATGAATATTTTTGATGAAGGAAAATTAAAACAAGAACTAGCAAAACTATCTGAATGTGAAATTATAGATGAAATGTATCATACTAATAAAACCCTTGCTGATTTTGATGATATTGACTGTTTTATCTCTTTTGATTTTGATGATATTGCTTATCTTAAATTTAAGCTTTCTATTTTAGAAGATATTTGCTTATATCGTGGTTATTATGATAAATGGTATTCTAAATGACTTTAAATCAAGTTTTTAATAGCTATCTAGTATATTATGAGCTTTTACTTCGTCCTAGCACTTTAAGAAGTGATATAGCTACATATAACAAACATTTCAAAGATAATTTAGGTCTTAAATTTGTAAGTGATATAAAATTCCTTGAAATTCAGAAATTTTGTAATGATCTTATAAAGCAGGGCTATAAAATAAAAACAGTAAAAAATATACTAGCTAAACTTAGAGTAATATTTAAATTTGCTGTAAAAATGGAGCTTATAAATAAAAACCCTTGTGATTTGGTTGAACTTCCACAATTTGATAATAAAAGATACTTTGATTACTCCATTCAAATACAAAAGAAAATAATAAAAGCTATAGTTGAAAATACTGGATACAATGCTGATATATATTTCTTTTTACTACACGGAAGAAGAAAATCAGAAGTACTAAATTTAAAGTGGTCTGATATAAATTTAAAAACAAAAACTTATAAAATACCATTTCAAATCAATAAAGCTAAAAGAGATATGATCTATTCTATGAGTGATGAACTATATAATAGACTTTATAAAAGATACATTCAAGCTAAAAAAGATAATGCCCTTAATAATTATATATTTATTAACCCTAATACTAATACTAAATTTACAGATTTAAGAAGAAGTTGGAACTCGCTTTTAAAAAGAAATAATCTACCTAAAATAAGACTGCACGATATAAGACATCTAATAGCAACTTATTCAATCAATTATCTAAATTTACCAGTAGAGCAGGTAAGTTTTACACTAGGACATACAAATATAACTACAACTCAAAGATATATTACAACTGATATTAAAAAATCAAAACACACAATCGAAAACCTTATAAAATCAGTTAAAACTTAAAGAAATATAAAAAACATATGATTTAAGAAATTAAGAAAAAATTAAGATTTTATCAAATGCCCTAAAAATGGTTATTTGGTTGCAGAGAAGGGACTTGAACCCCTGACCTTCGGGTTATGAG